ATTTGCATCATATTGATTTAGTGTTGCTGCATCTCCAAGACTTGCAGCCTGCCCAGCATAACTGCCCTGCAACCCAGGATTGAATTTAATTGGACCAGTGGCATTGGTAACTACGCCATAATATGGAGGTATACCTGCTGTTAATCCAAAACTGGAAGAAGCACCATAATTGCCAGCAGCACCTGCAGGAAGTCCGCTTGCTGCTGCTTGACTTGGTCCGCTAGATGGACTATTAGTTCTCACGTTTTGATGCCCGCCATATGGCTCATGCGTTGGACCTTGTTGTCCCATTGCCATGCCAGGCGGCGATGCTGAAGTCACTTTCTTTGTGTTCAAGGTAACGCAGCCTGCTTTCATATCAACGTGACTACCACCCGATATGCCAACACAACTCTTACCACTTAGATAGGCTTTCATTCCCGATAGATGTATATCACCCATCATTGCGCCCATTTTAACACCGGTCATTCCACTGATATCAACTGACATACCTTTTAATTTTAATGGTCCTGAGGCTGCAATATCAATTGTACTACCATTTAAATTAATAGGCCCAGGTGTTTCGAAAACAAATCCTGCTGTGGCATGCATTTCAATCTTTGCTTGACTATAGACTCTGACATTGCCCGCGCCGTCCATTTCAAACCATGCAGATCCTGCTGCATTGATTAGATATACAATACCAGCACTGTCATTGAGCAACAGCATATTACCATTGCTAGTTCGTAATTTTATTAACTGACTGTTGCCTTTAATATCGCCGTCATCCATGATAAACTGGTGGCCACCTTGCCTTGCTTGAACACCAAGATCTGCTTCGCCTTCGCCAGTTGCAGCACCAGATGCAACTTGTATCTCAGGTCCAGGAGTGCTGATACCAAATACCCTACTGGGTGTTTCTCTAAATGCACTGCTGATTCCAGGACCGCGAACAGGGTCCTGTGACAATCCCTGACGTTGCCATGTTTGCTTTTGATAATCGTGTGCAGTTTGTGCTTTCTGAAAGAACTGCCCTTCGCTGCCGGATGCTGCGGGATCATTATAATTATATTCTACTAATGGATCAGGACTTCCACCATGCCATTGGCCACTACTGATGCCAGGTACCATATGTAAGTTTGGCCACTCAGGAATACACCCAAACCAATATCCTCTAAATGGATCTCCATTAACAAAGGTGCATAATACCTTAACACCAACGTCAGGAGGAACAAACCACATACCATAACTTTGGGGACTGCCGGAAAAACTTTGGTCTTTACTTCTCTTACCTGGATCTACCTGACCATAAAATGGAGTACAATAAGATACAGTTCTCCAACTGGAATCATTATCGGGATCTCCCCCAAGTTCAGGAATATAAACTTGCAATCTTCCTGAACGCAGTGTATCGATATTGTTCTTAACAGTACCCACAAAAGGACCTGCGTTAATACGTACACCATCTGCGGCTTCATGTTTTGTATGTTTTGGCGCTTTACTGCTTGTTGTATCTGTAATTACTGGCATTTACTCTTTCCAAATTAAGGTGTTGAAACCGAAGGCTTTGCTTTTGTGGTTGTACCACCATCCTGCACTGTTTGTTTTTCAGTTGTATCTTTAGCATCCTGTATTCTGACTCTGAAATTGTTTAATTTTTGTGTAAATCTTCCTTTTCTAAAACTGCTTGTTACATTTATGACTTGATAATAACCGCTAAAGTTCGAAGTGGTTGCATCTGACAAATTAAACATACCTGTAATTTTATCATAATCTTTATCAACTGGTGTTTTAAAAGTAAAGTAAAAACAAGTTGTAGAATTCTGAAAATTGATCGTGCCGTTGGATAGTGTCTTAGACGATGAATCTACGTTAGTTGAATATAAAACATTGTCCTGCTGTATCCAGTCTGGATCGCCGACAATTTCAAGATCCAAGGTTATCATGTCCCCTGCGTTATCTAATAACTTACTGACTGCGCCGGCAATAACTATGCTCTTCTCATCACCAGTCGTGTCACCACTGTTTTGCATGTTTGCTAACCCATTGGTTACTAAGATCCCAGGTTTCGACTGTATTCTATTATCAGTGACATTACCATCTGAAATAGTTGCAGGTGCTACATTAGTCTGATCAGGATCTGTGTAAGCTGGCGCAGTTCCATTTCTTGTTTCAAAGAATGCCATCTTAAATTCTAAATTTGCCTTGATAACGTCTCTGTTATTGCCTGTATAGATATATTCATATTTTTTGACTACACTGGATGCAGAGACAGGAGCCTGTCCTAAATTAGGGTGATCTTCCCCATAGTGATCATATGTAACAACACTGTATGTTGTCTTTCTAGCATAGAAATTAGTTTTTGTATCGTAGCCTAATATTTCCATTTTTGGAATAATCTTCCAGGCTTTTATCGGTTGTGATTTATCAGCAGCAGCCTTAACTTGATTTTTCATGTAGTCTGTTTGTTCCATGACCTTATTAATAAAATCAGTGACTCTGGTACCTGCTTGTATCTTCCAAGTTCCGTTCTGTGTGTCCTGTTCAATTTGCCCTGAACGACCTGCTTGAGCATTTTGTGCACCTGTTGATCCTTTAGGACTTGCCATCGGTCTTGAATTGGCATTTGCTTTAGCGGGATCAAATGTTTTTGCATTGCCCAATTCAGGAACAAACTCAAAAGCATATTGATTGGGTATGTCTTGAAGTTTACCCTTATCTTTCTTAAACTGTTCGTTTGTATTCAGGAACGCTGCTAGATCTTTTGGAGTAGTAGTTGAATTACTAGTAGTAGCAGGAGTAGTAGTGTCTGATCGTGGGTTAGCGCCTGATCCCGTAGATGCTCCTGTGATGGTTCCACCAAATATTCCCTTGACATCATTTGCTAATAATTCAACATGTGCAGGAATTGTATTATCTAAGAAAGACATCACTAAGTTCTGTGCTGGTATACCCTGGCATTGATAGACAGCACCTTTATTTGTTATAGTAAATTGTATATTGAGCAGAGTAAAAGGTATGTATTTTGTTGCATCAATCTTAGCAATCTTGCCCATCGAATCATAACCAAAAAACTGAATCTTTAAACAATAGATTAAAGTCTTAAAATCTTGTCCAATGTCACTACGCTGCGCAACGTCGGACAATCTATTCAAAAGTGTAACTGTGTAAGGTTCGATAATATCAAATTTTAGACTTAATGCATCTGTTCCTCTGGCGCCTGGTCCTTTATTCCCAACAAGTGATTCTATTTCTAGATTATCAATTCCAAAATCAACTCCAAAACTAGGAGATCTATTGTCACTTGTACTAAAGCCACCATTTGAAATTAATAATTCGCCAGAAGTGAGGATGTTATCCTCTCCACCGACTCCAATGCTTCCCTGCGCTATCTTATTAAAACTTTTTTTAGTTACTGACCACAATTGTAAATTGTAATCATAGTTTACAAAGTCATGTAATATGTTATCTCTAACAGTTGCAGTGGGAGTTGCCATTTATCCCCCCAGACTTTGAAGCACTGTACTCTTTTTAGGAAGATATATCCACTTATCCGAAGTAAAATCCCAGACTGGATCGATAATTACATCTCTGTTTCTGATTATGAACACCCACCAAAAGTCCGGAGTATCGTATAGCCATTGGCTCAATAGGTCAGGTCTAAATTGATATTTTATACCGATGGGTCTATAAAGATCATCTGCGTGTTCAGGCAATGTTCGATAATTTAGTATATCTAGAAACTTACCGTCGATGTATGGAGTTGTCTTATAAGGACTCGAAGTTTTATATGTTGTAACTGTTGCCATTAAATCCAACCTCCTTCACGTGGACTGCTAGATGGAGTTGTTAGTAAACCTCCAGTGGAGAATTTCTTTAGATCAAATTGATTAGAAATCTTATTTCTACTATATACCGGCATCGTGTCTAGGCTAACAGTAAGATCAAGTGGCACCTTACAGGAAGCATTTTGAAAGTTTATTGTCATATAGTTAACATCATTTGGCAATGTATATTGAAATTCTTTAACAACAATCGGAATGTGATCAAACATATATTGACCGTATGCATCCAAAAATAATACAGGAGGAGGAGTTCCTCTATTTGTAGCACCTGCATAAAACATCTTAGTCACTGTTCTGAAGAAATGCATCATTGCTAATATGTAATTTGCATCTGATTCTGTCTGAGCAGTAAATCTTGCTTGTATTCCGATGCTGTCTACGCTACTATGTGTGTAGTATGGTGTAGTATAGTTGCTATGTAATAAGTTTTCCATTTCATAGTTTGCTCTATGTCCAACTGTGATAGTTGGAGGATATGGGAATAGAACGCCCCCTGTGGTTTTTAAGAAATTAAAAACAGGACTTTGATTAATAAACAAGCCCGTTTGATCAGAAATTATAACTCTACTATCAGTTGTAGAATTTCCTGGGCTATCTAATTTAAGTCCCTCTAACACCGGAGCATCATTTGTGATGCTAGGCGACAACACACCGTCTTTGGGAATATAATTTGGGCTTTGCCCTGTAGTTGCATTGGGATTACGACTAAGTCCTACACCTGGAGCCGGGGGAGATACAGGTAACAATCTTCTAGGTTCTTGCTGAGCAAAAGTACTTGCTTTCGAAGTCGGACTAACATATGATGATTGAGTAGCAGCAGTGATAGCACGGGGTGTCTGCGCTGCAAATTCTGCTGCTTTTGTAGCATTTGTATTGGTAGGTCCGGTAGTATTTGTACCAGGAACATAAGGATTAGTTGCCCTAGGAACATTAGTGTTCGTAGTATTGTTTGGAAAATTAATCGGAGAATATATGTTGTTTCCGCCAGCAATTCCCCCTGTTGTAGGTAATCCTGTAGCAACAGTATTAGCAACAGCCAACGATACGCCAACAACATTAGTTCTGTTATTTGCCCTAGTATAAAAATTTGTTTTCTTAGGTAAAAAAGTAGGCATTTTTCTCTTGGTTGTTAATAATAAATATTTACCAATTGATAATATGGCTATATAATATTGCAATGACAGTTACAAAACGTACTCCATATTTAACTAATAAAGATCTTCTAAAAGAGATTCATAAGAGCAAGAACTCTTATTGTAGTTTTTTAACACCTGAAGATAATCATTATGATCTAATACTTCCCAGTTTAAGTAAGATTAATCAACGAACAGTAGCAGAAGCAAAACGTGCTCACGCTATCACACAAGCAAAGCAAGCATGGGAAGTAAGTCAATTATCCGGTGTAAAAACAAAACTAGACGATCATCTATTAGATTGGCACAAGATTAAGAAACAGGAAGTTGTGTTTAGAATAATGACGTGGGACCACATACCTCTGGCCCCAGGTAGAAAGAAAACTCCAAAAACTGCAAGCGATCTACATACAAAGATCAACTTTCCCCCATTCCAACATTACAGATATAATGACCAAGACGAACTAGTCTGCGTTGGAAAGAGTCATTGGGAAGGCGGTCTTGAAAACGGATGGTTCAATAAGGATCACGGTACAATGACTAACAGTCTTGCTCGCATGTTTATGAAACTGTGTGAACGTTTTGGTAGTAAAGGTAACTGGCGAGGTTACACTTATAATGATGAGATGCGTAGCCAAGCACTGCTACAATTAAGCCAAGTTGGTCTACAGTTCGATGAATCAAAGTCAAACAATCCATTTGCTTACTATACAGCAACAATGGCCAACAGTTTTACTCGTGTTCTAAATGTTGAAAAACGTAATCAACATCTAAGAGATGATATTCTAGAAATGAACAACTTAAATCCCAGTTATACTAGACAAACTGAGAACGCTATCAAAGCTAAGGAAATCGTCCATGCTGATATCGATCCCACTAGTCTAGTAGGTAAAACTTAAATCTTGCTCTGGTTCAAAATAGATATTATAATGGCAGTATGACAAATCTTTTTAATCGTGCTGCTATTTTTACTGACTTGCATTTGGGTATGAAATCTAATAGTCAAATACATAATCAAGATTGCGAACGCTATCTTGATTGGTTTATTGATCTTGCCAAGAGCAAAGATTGCGATATCATTCTATTTCTAGGCGATTTTCATCATAATCGTAACAGCATTAATATCACAACAATGGATTATAGCATTCGTTTGTTAGATAAGATAGATGCAACTGGAATTAGAACAATGTTCATTCCAGGTAATCACGATCTTTATCATAAGGACAAGCGCACACTTAACAGCATTAAGTATATCAGCAAGTTCAAGAATATTCAATTAATCAACGATCAGTATAGTGAAGGCGATGTTTGTTTTGTGCCGTGGCTAATTGGTGAAGAACATAAGAACATGCGTAAGATCAAAGATCGTTATGTCATGGGACACTTTGAATTACCACGCTTTTTAATGAACGCAATGGTGGAGATGCCAGATCATGGAGAACTTAGGCGAGAAGACTTCGGTCATGTGGAGAAGGTCTTTACGGGACACTTCCACAAGAGACAAACTCAAGGGAATATTCATTATATTGGTAATGCTTTCCCTCACAATT